CATCATCATCATCATCTTTGTTCTTGACATTCCCACCTTTATCATCTAGCTCTTTGGTTTTGTCCTTGGTGTCCGGACTCCCTTTATCTCCTGTATTGTCGCCTACCGCTCCCAATAAAGGAAGTATAGGAGATAAGAAAAGAAATAATAGTATTTTTTTAAAATTTTTCATTGAAACCCTCCATTTAAAGCCTGTAGGCTTGAATCCGTTTATAGCTCGTCAGCTTTCCCGTTTATAGCTCGTCAGCTTGAATTACCTTTAAAAGTAATTTCATTAATTACATCATACTCCTTTATTAAAAAGAAAGCAAGTATTTGTAAAAAAGCGTAACTTACTTTTTAATAACTATATTATTTTTGGTTGTTTCCTACAATATACTTTATAGCTTCTGCCGCTGTTTCCCCTGCATTCCCTCTCAATTTAGCCGGAAACACACTTTCCATAAATTCTATTTCTTCGTCTTTCATTCCATTATTCATGGCAATGTCAATAAGTTTTATCATGTGTTTCATGTTTTTAGCATGGTAGCCTATTCCTTTATCATAAATTTCATATTCAAGATTACCGGGTTTAAAATGAGCCAATATATCGTTTTTACATATCCAATCTGGGAATATAACTGGCTTTCCTATTGCCCAAGCCTCATATAACGTACTACCTGCATCTCCGATAATTACATCAGCATCAACTAATTCCTGCATAGTAACATCTTTTTTACCGTTCTTATTATTCACTTTTGAAGTTGGATGCAAAGCTAATTTTGTTTCATACTCCTCCGGGATTTCTCTTACCAAAGTTAGACATTGTGGATAACTTGACCTTCCTTTATGCTTATGAACATATCCGTGGGTTGGTGCCCAAACTACATAAGGCTTGTTCCTTTCTTCTTTTTCGTATTCCCCCTTGAAAATCGGGTCAAGTTTCGTATACCCAACAACAAATATTTCTCCTTTATATCCCCCGGCTTCAAGCCTTTCTTTCCATGCCTGACCCGGCACAAGGGCAAACTTATAATTTTCAATATTCTCTGCTATCCAATAATCCTTATCGCCTATTCCATGCGACATAAATATATCGTTAGGACCTACTGGATATTTGCCTTGTTCCATTATCCTCTTTGAAGAAAAGAACCTTAGATTAAAGCCTTTAACTGGAACTTTTACAAAACCGGAAGAACTTTCAGGCAAATAATTTATAATAGGCATTGCCAAAGCTTCAATTGCCCTTGTGTAATTACTGCCCTTGTGCTGTGAATTAACATCATAAACCATGTTATATTCATAGAATTTCTTAGGATAGTGCTTTTTCTTATATTCATCATTATTAAACTTGCCAACACGTAAACTTTTGTTACTCCTTAGTTCTCTAAACTCCGTTGAATACATATGATATTGAATCATTACTTCCTCATAAGGAGGGAAAGTATGTTTCCCCACCGTTATTGGAAAATGATGTTTGTTAAAAATACTTATACTACTCATATTATTTCCTCCTGTTATTCTATTCAGTTTCTCGAAGCCTTTACTTGGCACTTTCCATGCTTTAATAACTCTTAATCCTCGATTGGTTCTTATCTTCTGGAATTGCACCGAATTCATTTCTATCATTACCGAATCTTCGATTTTAGGCAGGAAAACATGAGAATCAATTTCAATCTTCTTGTCTGTAATATTTATAACGTATATTCTATTTTTCATATTTTCCACCTCTTGCAACCAAGACTTGATTATCTAACAAGTTACCTTCTTCTACTATATCAACTATGAACTTTGCTAATTCTTCAGGTTGCATCATTCTCTCAAAATTATCATCCGGAGCAATTTCCCTTCTCATATCAGTTGAACAAGCACCCGGAGCTATGCAATAAACTTTAATCTTGTATGGTCTTAGTTCCTCTGCGATAGATAAACTGAAATTTATAACTGCCGCTTTGCTTGCTGAGTAAGCTGACCTTCCCGGTCTTGCCCCAAGTCCTGCTGTAGAAGCAATATTAATTATCTTTCCGCCCTTGTCTTTAGCAATTCGGGCATATTCCTTTGAGCAATAGAAAACTCCATTTAAGTTCACATCAAATTGTTCCTTCCACTCTTTTTCAGTTAGTTCAAAAATGCTACCTAATCTTACTATCCCTGCATTATTAATGATTGCATCAGGCGGTTCATCTTCAAGTTCTTTAAATGCGTTTTTAACACATTCGTAATTTGATACATCAATATCATTGAATCGTGAAAACGAATAAAAAAAATGACCTCTCCTAGAAAGTTCCCTTGCTATTTCTTTCCCGATTCCTCTTTCTGAGCCGGTTACTACAACTTTCATTCTTCCTCGCTCCTATACTTAGATTTAAAAATAGCTTCTGCAATTATTAAGTCTAAAGGGGTAGTTATCTTTATGTTTATTTCCTCTCCTTCAATAATTACCGGAAACTTTCCCATCTCACACCATACTAACATTGAATCATCTGTGTATTCCTTCCTTGCTAAAGCATGGGCATTAATTAATGTTTGTGTCTGAAATTTTTGTGGCATTTGAACTTGGCCTATCTCGTTACGATTAAAAAATCGCTTTGAACTTCCTAGTGTAGAGGCTTTTCCTGTAATCCAAGGGGTTACAACTGTGGCTTTTACATCCATGACCTCTCTTATTAATTTCATAGTAACAAAAGGTCTAACCGCTTCCATTATTAAAACTTGTGAAGTTGTAGTCTGTTGTAATCCATTCCAAACAGAGTTTTGTCTGGTTTCCCCTCCTTCAACATATATTGCTTTTTTGATATTGAAGTCTTTGATTACTTTTTTCACAAACTGAATATCTCTACATGGGATTATTATTCTGCTTATTTCTTCCATTCCCTGTAATAGTTCTAATCCATGCACCATCATAGGTTTTCCACCTAGCATTGCATATTGTTTCGGGAATCCTAGTTTAGCCCTTTTCCCTTCTCCTGCCGCAAGAAAAATAACATCAATCATCTGTAGCCGCCTCCCTTTCAAACCATTTATTCTCTCCCCAAGTATGATGCATACCTTGTAAAATATAAGTGCCAGAGGTCATTTCTTTTTCAGTACAATTAACAGCTCTTTCAATCTTTGTAAATTCAAGATGTGCTACTTTCTTTCTTATAAATCTATAGATAAAGTATACATTAAAAAATGTTTCTTTCTGTATTTTCCGGTTCCAATATCTCCTAAGTCTTTTTACCAGATAAGCCATTGTTGCATTTTTAGCTTCACAACCCATAAAGTTAATTTCTATTTTGCCTTTGTAGTTTGTACTGAAGAAGCATTTTTCATCTGTAAATAAAGGGTCTAGTGGTTTCAAACATGTACTGTCTGCATCAACGAAAACCCCTCCATGCTTCAACAATATTTCAAGTCTTAGTATGTCTGATTTTGTCGCAAGGATAGGAATTTCATCATATACTTTTTGGTTCCGGAGAGTTGGTATATTTTTATCAGTCCAAAGCTTTACCTCCCATCCCGGATTAAGCTTTTTGTAACTCTTTAAATTCTCCTTGTATGGAAATGGTTTAGTACCTATCCATATCATGTGTATTTTCTTTGGTATCATAGAACAACCCTTCTTTGCTTTTTATTTACCCAACTTTGCGCAGGGTATTGTAATATATATCCGTTTTTAACTGCCAAATAATCCATTTCAGACCCAACCAATTCTCTTGCTCCTCTTGCTTTTCCTTTGTCTAGTTGAGTATAGGTTTCATCTGCTCTTAGAATTGGTGTTATAAAACCACTCCCGGCAATATCCCGAAGCCCAATTCCCTTTTTCTTATTCTTTGCGGTTTTTGCTAACTTATCAACATGGCTTCTCATTTCATATACTAATCTTTCAAAAGCCGGATGGTTAATTGTGCAACCCAACATACAATTATTAATCTTCCCTGTATGAGCCTGCATTCCGAAAGCAAAAAGATTATCTACAAGACCATCTAATGGTTTGACACATCTGCTATCCGTATCAACATAAATTCCACCAAACCTATACAATATTTCAAGCCTTATAACATCTGCTTTCCCTGCCCATGAATTCATTTTGTTGTAAGTGTATTTATTGTGTAGAGGGAACAAGTCTTTGTCCTTCCAAATTTTTACCTCCCATTTAGGGTTTTGCACAATGTACGTTCTAATGTTATCCTCAAAAGGGCATTTATCAGTACCTATCCATATAAAATGAATTTTTTTAGGAATAAAAATCATTGTTTAATACCTCCTGCTTTTTTTATAAACTCATACGCTTTTTCACGTTCCTGTTTTAATATATCGGCAACTATGCTATAATCCATATCTATGGGAATTTTGTTTAAATCTTCTACCTTCGTTATTTTTCTATCCCCAAAAGGGAATTTGTCAAACAAGGTATCAAACCTTGAAGTCATTATATCTCTATCCTCTAATAAAACAAATGGCTTTCTGAAAATGATTGAAAATAAAACTACATGAAAACTATTTGTGACTATCAATCTTGCATGTTTTATAGTCCCAAGAAAACTTCCAACTGTCATTTGATATGCGTGTCTTACTTCAAGCTTATTGTCTACTGCTAACTGTATAATTTCATCAACGTACTTTGGGTGCATAACTTTTCTATCCACAAAGAAGTTAAAGATATATCCATTGTCCGGGGCAATTTTTGTCGCCAAATCGTCCCACTCGTCAAGTAACATAACTGGGTCAAGTAAAACCTTTGCTTCAATACCTGTTAACTCTTTTACAATATCTGCTCCTGCCTGTTCTCTTACAGACAAGTGACTATATCTCAGCAAATGCTTAGTAAACATTTGCTTTGATTCTTCCGGCATATCAGAAATCCCAAAACTAGCGGATAAAGAAATTAGTTTATTTTTGCTAATCTTCTTAGCAATACTGATTAAATTTACTTTTTTCTTTAATCTCCGTTTCAGATAATATGGATTAAACACTTGGTCACTTCCAACTACAACTAAATCATATACTGTATTTAGACCTTTCAATGCAGGGATGTACTTTAATTTCATATAATCAGAATTGAATTTTTCAAGACAAGCATTTGACTTTTTTATCTTTTTAAAACATAAAGTTTCTACTTCATACCCCATGTTTTCTAAAATCTTTGTAGTTGCATAATTCTGCAATCTTTGCCCATAATTATAATATCCTATCAAGGTTATTATTGCCGCTCTCCTTGCCCCTTGTCCAACTTTTTCAACTTCAAGATATAGCTTTTTCTTTAATTTATTTTCGACTGTAACTTGCACATATCTTATCAATTCACTTACATCTTTAAAAGTGGCTTTCCCTTTATTGATAATAAAACCTGTATTCTTAGCCGATATTTCTGCTCCTCCAATTCTATGCCCGGACAGTTCAGCTTCTTTAATCCGTTTCCTAGCTTTTTTGGTTTTGAATATTGAGCCACTATTCGGGAAGTCTATAGGTTGAGTTGCTTTACGTTTTCTCGTATACAATCGCATCAAAGCCTTTATTTTCTCCACTTCACCATATATTAGTTTAAAAGTAACTTCAATTATTACAAGATTATTCTTATGGAAACAACTAGACCTATGAGAGAAGTTACAATCCGTCACCATGCTCTCATTTCCCTGTCTATCTATGGCTTTTACGCTTTCAACTACATTACATATCACCCCGGTAAAAGCTCCTACATTCATGTAAATAGCACCGCCTATAGTACCCGGGATTCCACAAGCAAATTCAAGACCGCTTAATCCTGCTTTTGCAACAAGTTTACATAAACTTGGCAACATAACTCCTGCTCCTACTGTAACTATGTTTCCATCAATTTTTATATTAGAACAAGCTTCAGTAAGTTTTATTACTGGATTTCTTATTCCTTTGTCAGAAACGATTATGTTTGAACCATTACCCAAGATAAAACTATTTTCAGTTATCGCTTCTTTTAATTCATCAATAGATGAAGGTATTAAAATCTTATCAATTATGCCGCCAACTTTCATGGTAGTATATTTTTTTGCATCTTCATTCATTAATATTTTCATTAAAAACACTCCCTTATTATAAATCGTTTACGTTTAATGCTTTATCATCAATGTAAATATCAGCACAAACCTTTCTGCTTGCAAAGCCTTTAAATTCCGGTAATAAATATTCATTAACATAATCAATAGGAATACCTTTCTTTTTGCACCAATTAACTGCTTCTGTAAGATATGCCCTCTCTTTTAAATCTTCCCTGCAAGTCCATAAGACAATTATAGCTCCAAGACCTTTCGACTTTTGGATATAGTCAATAACTTTTTGGTGTTTATACTTTATCTCTCCAATTTCCGGGAACTTATGCTCACACAAGGTTCCATCAAAATCTACTGCAATTATCATCTTTACTCCTTTCCAAACATTTTAATCACCGATTTATTAGCAAGTTTTATAACTTTGTCTGGTTCTTTGTCCGTATCTACTGTTGTTGTCAACCTTGCAATAAGTGCCATTGCTAACTTTCCTTCTGGTAAATCAGTATTAATTTGGCTTAAACTTTCAATCATAATTTCCTCCTTAAATAAACGTGTTGTCAATTTTTAAGATTTTCCGAATAAACTTGTTTGAAAAAAGGTCCATCAACATACGTCTTGTGTCTTCTAATATAATTCTTACACTTGCACTATCTGCATATTCCTTTTCGTCTAACTCTTTTATCAAGTAATAATCAAAATCCTCATAAGTAAACCCTAATGTATTATCTTGAAACTTATTCCAACTGGTTTTATTTATGAAGTGAATAAATACTTCTTTCCAATCCTTTTTGCTTGTAAGAATACAAAGATAAATGCCCCTTGACTTTTCCTCTCTGACACTTTGAACTGCGTTTAAATGGCACTTATAATTATATAATAATTTCCCCAAGACAAACCTGTTTTCATCTAGTTTTTGATAATTGATTGAAACATACTGCACTATTTTCTTTTTGATTGCTAAAATATATTTGGCTCTCATTTCAGTGTTCTCCTTTCTTAATGTGCTCTTTTGATTTGTTCTCTTGCATATCTTCTTCTTAAAAATGGGTTATCCTTTAGATGTTGCCTTTGTGCTTTTTGCCATTCTAAAACTTTACTATGTGCTTTCCTTCCTGCTGTTTTATCAAGAGTAACGGTTTCTCTCCGTTTCCAATCTCTTATATTCTTTTCTATTTGTCTTTGCCTTTGGCTTGCTTTATAAGTTATATCCTGTGCTTTTAACCGTCCTTTTTCATCAATTAGATTCTGCACGTTTGGGTCAACATTAACTTCCTGCTTCGGAGATAACCCAATAAAATAAGGAGAAATATCATGGGCACAATTTGGATGAAATAAGCCTCCACTTATGGCATCATTTAAACTTGGGTATCTATCACTCTTTCCAGATTGGCTTAGGATTCTACCTTCCCAAGGCGAACATAATTGGCATGATGTAAAATGTGCGGATACTCTAACTAAATCATAACCATATTCCTCATACCTGTTTAAGCTTGCCTGTACTGCGGAATGCCCGGATATTGTCCTTGCCGACATTTCAGCATACGCATCAAGGCTCATTTTTCTACCGTTTGCATAGGTTATTGATTGCAACCCTTTTTCAGCATACTCGTTTAACATTGATTGCGAAAATGCCCTTCTAGTGAATATATCAGATTCCCGGAACATGGTTTCTCCTGCTTTTACTGCGACATCCCGGTATAAATCTTTTGTTACTCTTAATACCTGTAAGCTTGTTCCTTCAAAAGAATTGTATGCCGCATCTCTAAATACATTGAATTGTGTCAAATGATTAGGTATGTCCTTAAACCTTGCTTTCAAGGTTGAACCGATAGAAGCTGAAACCACTAAAGGGTCTGTACTATTTGCAAGAGGAACTGCATTTGAGATATTTTGTGTAGGCTTTCTTATATTTACTCCGGCTTTTCTTAAAATCCCAAGTTCTTGCTCTGTATATTGAACTCCGCTTAAGTATGCTGTTGCAAGGTCATTATCCGCCCATGCTTTCCATTTTTTGTTCCATACAGAAAGAACTGTGTTTATCTTTTTGGTGTAAGGTAAACTTGCCTGTATGATAGCTTCAGGATTTGCAATTGCTATTTTATTAAGTTTTACAAGCTCATTTCCAACATCTAAGACAACATCT